GCGAGACGCCCCCCCACACCGGCGACCCCCGAGGCCGGCCGGCCGGTGTGCGGCGAAGTCGGCCAAAGGTGACGCCGGCGTCGCATTTGGCGGAGAGGTTACCTGAACAATATCGTCGTCGCTCAGGTTGTAGGCGCGTTTCCAGTAGCTTTCGGATAATCGGACACCGCAGCCGGTCAGTATTTGGTCGCGTTCGGCCAAGGTCTTGTCGCCTGCTTCTTCGGTGTACAAAACAAATTGAGGGCGCGGGGTGTCGGCGGCAAAGTTGAAACCGCAGATCCAGTCAATGAGCCGGTTCAGGCAGCCTTCGACGATGCGGCAGTCGTTGTCCCGAATATCCTCGGTTACCTCCAAACCGGCGGTGGCGCTGGCGTGGGTGCTGTCTTTCTCGGTTGTCTGGTCTTGGCCGAGCAGCGCAATAGCGATTTCGGAGCGGCAGTAGCGGATAAAGCGGTCGTACACATCGGCACTGCCTTGCTTGCCCGCCGCCTCTTTGATTTCGACGCTGGAGTCGTCGGGAATGGTGGCCACCGAGTTGCCGATTAACTGTTCCAGCGCATCCAGCAGGCGGTCGGTGTCTTGGTCGGTATTGCTGCGCGGCTCGCGGCCGATGATCCACGGTGCGCCGAACTTCTCCGAGAACTCCGCCCAGAATTTCAGGCCGCCGCGTTTGAAGATGGTCGGCCAGTAGATGCAGGACAAATCGCCGATGCCGTATGGGTTGATGTAGCTGGCATTGTGGGTCGGGCACAGGAATTTGAAGGCCGGTACCGGTTCGTCGTTCAGGCTGCCTGAAAGGCGGAAGCGCAGCTGCCCGTCTTGGTCGAACTGAAACCACTCCTGCGGCTTGGCCACAATCTCGGACGGCAGCCACAGGCTGCCCCGCTGCCAGATGATTTCCAAGGGCTGATAGCCGTACAGGGTGGCATCCAGAATTTGGTTGATCAAGCGGTACAGGTCGAAACCGGAGAACAGCTCGGCAATAGTGTTGCAGACGCTGTCGGGCGCACCGTTGGCTTCGATGCGCCATTCCATGCCGGCCACTGCCGACTTCCGGCGGCGCACATGACCGGCGACAATCGGGTCGGACAGCAGCTCGCGGTAAACCGAGATGTCACGCCCGAGCTTTTTCAACACGGGGTCGGGATTGGGCAGATAGCCGCCGAAGCCGCCGATGCCCCAAAAGCGTTGGGCAACGGCGAGGTGGGCAGTCAGGTCGGCGGGTTTGAGGGTAACCGCGCCGTTGGCGGTTTTGAGTTTGAAGTGGGGTTTGACGATGGTCATAATGATACTCAGATGGTTAACTCAAAGTGGCAAAATTCAACCTAGGTAATTTGTCCTGTATTTCCAATGTCCGCAGGCTGACGGTAATAACTTTTAAAAACAGTTCTAATGGGTAGCGTTGGTTCTGTATGCCAACAGCCCAATCGTTGGCATTATTGGTAATACCAGAACGTTTATCGGTACTTAGCGCCTGCCGTTTCATAATATGTGCCAGTGCGGCAGCACCACCTAAATGATATTCCCATGCCCGTAGAGGAATATTGTGGATAGTGATGTATTCGTTATATTTGACAATACGACCTTCTGATTTTCTATCAATCCGCATCTTCTCCACATAAAACCACTCATCATGTCCACCGATAACATGCTGGGCAGTAATTTCCAACGGCTCAGGAGCTTCCAATACACAATTGGGATAAAGTGATACCTGGTCATAGAACAGGTGGAGTTTGGCCAGTGCAATACCGGCATCACGGAAAGCAATAAAGTCAATATAATCAGCCACACGTGGAATACGTGGTAGCTGCTTACCAAGATTATTTCGGTATTTTTCGCGATAATCCCTACTATGGAACAAACCGTAAATATAGTAGAAAATATCTTCCTTACTAACGTTTTCGGCTGGATAGGCCAGCTGGAAGTGGGTCTGTGCTTGATGAGTGATGGCATTGCGTTTCAGGTAAATGGTTTTCATGTTTTAATCTACGTTGTATCCTTTTAAACTCGGCACGGTTGGTCAGCAGGTCTGCAGCATATGCGATTCCTACTTCCCCGATGTGTTCAGCCATATCAGCAATAGCTTCGATATAACCAAGCTGCCAAGCATAACTAAGCCCGTTGAAATCTCGTCGTTTACCCGTAACCAGTTCCTCTACAATAATCTGTCTCTTACTTAGCTTTTCCTGCAACAATTCTTTCATGTGAATAAATCTTTCTGTGTTCCTTCTTCATCTTGGGTGCTCTCATATAGATAAAAAGGGAAGCATTGCGTACCTGAACCAAGCAACCCCATATCAGGGATATTGCTGACCATCAATGAACAAAAATCCACCCGCATATCTGTACTGACACAAATACATAGATTGCCGCCATCAGGGATAGGAATGTATTTGGCCTCTTCTAAGAAATACATAGCTATTATCCGATAAGGCTAAGCCATGGGTTTTTACGTATAGCGTGTCGTTTACGGAAATCGCTGCAACATTTAGCACGCGGTTTACGATGATATTTCAACCCAACCGGTAAACTCTGTTCCTGAAGATATTCAACTGATGCCCACAGGCGTTGTTTTACATTACCCAATAGGCGGTATCGGTAAACGTCAATTAACTTCCTTTCGTATAAATACTTGCAAATACGAAAAGCACTCATACGGGATACATTCATCTGTTTAGCTAACTCATCAGCAGTCATCGGTTGTTTATGTAAATGTTTCAACCCAACAATAGCGAGATGAGAGCGTGTAAATTCATTATTTCTTCGATATTTGGGCATGCTAATAGCCTTTCGTGAATGGACTACGACGGGGGGACTTCCTGCTACTGACCCGTACCGGGCCGGTATTCAGTTCGCGGCTGGCGTAGTGTGCCAAGACAAAGGCAATCGCCGCGTCGCCGTGACGTTTTTTGCCGTCCGCCCCTTTGGTGCGGGTGTCGGGAATACGCGGCACGCCTTTGACCAGTTCGAAGGCGCGCAGGTCGGTCAGGATGTCTTCGTCGCGCGGCAGGTCGGTCAGCGTGCCGTCTTCGAGGGCGGCTTTGAACGGGGCGGTATGGGTGCGGTACCAGTTTTCGGACAGCATGACCGCCTCGCATACCTCCGCGCCGAATTCGTCGCGCATGGCTTCGGCGATTGACTGGCCGTTGCCGCGCGCGTCCAATGCTGCTCCGCGCAGATTGGGCAGGCCGTGCAGCAGGTGCTTCATAATCTGCTCCTGCTGGGCGAAGGGCATATTGCCCAGTTCCAATACAAAGGGCGGCTTCAGGGCCAGGTTCGGCTGTTGCAACAAGGGAACGATAACGGTGCGGTCGCCGCTGCGGGCAAAGTCTTCGCCGACAAAGCTGGTGCGGGTTTTATCCAAGCCGTCGAGCAGCGGTTGCAGGATGTTGGCCAGCCAGTCCGCCACTTCGGCCGCGCGGCGCGGCTCGGGCAAGAGGCCGAACTCATCGCTTTGGTCGTATCTGATAACCGGCGTATAAGGACTCATACGGCTCTCAATCAAGGCTCGGTTGAGCCATTTGCCGCCGCCGTTTTTGGGGATGCAGTCCAACTCTTCGGATGCGTCGTCGCCGTAGAAATCACGAATCTCTTTGCACCATGCTTCCTCTCCCTCTTCCGTCCCCTCTTCCCCCAAACGCAGGCAGATACGGGGGTAGAGGCCGTCTGAAACGGCCCCGTCGAAAGTAATGCGGTGGATGGAGTACGGCTTTTTGCCCGCACGGATGTCGGTAATCAGCTCGTTGAACGGATTGTCCACACCGTCATGGGTAGAGATGATGTGTACCTGACCGCCCCACATCAGCAATGCCATTGCCGCTTTGAGCAGCTCGCCGAGCTGCTCGTGGAACGCCGCCTCGTCAATGATGACGCGCCCCTGCTTACCGCGAAGGTTTGAGGGGCGGCTGGATAAGGCGGTAACGCGCCAGCCGGACGCGAAACGGATAACGAAGGCTAACACGGCCTGGCGGTCGTCGCCTTCGACAAACACTTCCTCGGTTTCTTCGATTTCGCCTGCCGCCAGCTGATAATGCTTCGCCCAGCCTGCACAGTCGCGGATAAACTCCAAGGCCATGTCTTTGTTATAGCCGATGTACCATGCGTCCATGCCTTTAGCGGATGCGGCCAGCAAGGCGGTATCGGCAGCTTCTCCCCAGCTCAAACCGATACGGCGTGATTTTTCGCATAGTTTCACGGGCGACTGGTCGGCGCACCATGCCTGCTGATACGGCAATAAGACCGTAGGGGTACGTTCTTCTGATGGGCGGGTATTTCGGATTTCAGACGGCGTCATGATGCAATCCCTAAAATATGCTTGCGGATGGCCTCGACCGATTCTTCCGACAAGCCGCCTTTCTTGGCCTGCTTGGCCACGTCTTCTGCAGCCGCCTGTACTTTGGCTTTGACCTTGGCCTGATACTCTTTCAGGCGTGTGCTGGCTGATGTTAGAGTCGCGATATTTTTGGCCGCTTTCGCAACCATGCTAAACCTGTCTACAGCCGATAAGTCTTCCATTTCACCAATTTCCAACATGGCTTCAAATAATTCGGACTGCACCATTGCAACCAATGCTTCGCTACGGGTATCGCCTTCATCGGTTGCACCTTCGGCAATCAGTCGCGCGGCTTCGGTGCTGGCTTTGATGCTGGCATAACGCCGCTCCACCTGCTGCCCGTAACGGTGCACGGCGGAACGGCTGACTTCGTAACCTTGCTCATGCAGCCATTGGGTCAGCTCGGTATAGTTGGCAAAGCCGTTTTCGGCCAACTTGCGCTCGAAGGCGTGGCGGATGTCTTCCGGCAGGGTGGCCAGTGTGCTGCGTTTCGCCATCATCAACCCTCCCAGTATTTGTCCGGTCGGGCAATGCCGGGCTGACAGTCGATGGTGTATTCGGCCAAGTCCACACCGAGCCGGGTCAGGTCGGCAAACCACATGCCGGCAGGCTGCTTGGTCAGATCGATCAGGCGGCGGTCGCTCAGGTATTCGAGCTGCTGGCGCAGCTCCAATGCGGTGGCATCGGGATAAATGCCGCGCATCACGTCCAACAGAAACACTTCGCTGGAGGTGTACGGCCGGGCTTTGTTCAGGGTGTTAATCAGATGCCAGCGCATCCCTTCCCTGCGGGCTTTATCGTTCATTTCTTTTGGCTTTCTATTTTGTACAGGTCGGTTAGTGTGTGCTGGATGCTGTCCATCTTGGCTTCCAGCACGGCTTGGTTGCGGATGTAGTCTTCGCGTAAGACGTATTTTTCCGGCAGGATGGCCTTTTGCTCGGCGAACTGGTTGTCCATGCTCTCCAGCTTTTGCCGCATGGTCTCAAACTGCCGCTGCCGCTCGGCCTGCTGGTTTTGAAACTGAGCCAACAACATCTTGCCGAAGCCCCAGCACACGCCGAGGAAAGAGAGCAGGAAGCCGACCAGCTGCCAGAACTCAATGCTGATAAAGGTTTTGTTTTCCATCATTAGGGGTATCCGATTTCTTGGTATGCCTGGCAGCCCACGCAGCGGGTACAGCCGGGGACGGCCAGGCGGCGACGTTTGGGGATGCGGGCGCCGCAATCCACGCAGTACAAGAGCGAGGTGGCGGCCGGGTTTTCAGGTAGCCTGATTTGGCGTAGTGCCTCCTTACGCGCTAGCTCCTCCTGCTGGGTGGCTCTGTCTGAAATATCCATTACTGCTTGCTCCGATACCATTCCTGCCACCCGCGCACTTGGGTGTCGCGTTTGCCGCACCATGCGCCGTAGTCGGCGGCGTGATTGAGCAAATCGGTGGGGCTGCCTG